CTCTGGGGAGCTTAAACTCCACTGCGTTCTCCCTCTCTACGATGCGAGGCTTCTCTTGGTTGCTGCCGCCGCCTATTAGGTGGCCTAGCACCTTTATGTCTAAAGATGTCTGATATGTCCTCTCCTCTTCTCCCATCGATGCGACGTTATCCTCTTGATTATATGGTGGCTGCATAAACCCTTCATATCGGTGGCCGTTCTGTTCGAAAACAAAACTGTTTATGCCACCAGTCGCGACCATAAATGGTTGGCTTAGTTCATTCATTTGTTGTTGATACTCTGCCCTTAGCATTATCTTATACATGACCGTCACATATACTGGCATCGGTATAGAGCGGTGTATATATACGATCTTGTTGTTTCTCGGCTTTACTTTGAAATTGATCTGCCCATAGTCCTTCTTCGCATCCGCATTCTGAAAATTCTTTGTCTTTGTCTGATTTATTGTTCTATCTAGGGGGATGGATCCTCCTCTTCCTCTAAAATCCTGCGTTGGGAATACGTTCGCTTGCAACGATCCCTTGAAAGACAAATCCTTCTCTACAGACACTCTTTCGATTGTAACCAATGGCAAGATTAGGGCGCCTTCTTTGTCCCTAAGACCTTTACTTCTCTTAGATTGATATGCCCTTTCTGAAGATGCCCAAATGACGGGCGACTTCTTCCAACCGCGGTTCGTAGTTGCAAAAACATTAATATAATCGTTGACCCAATCAAACATCGCCGAGTCTATAGTCTCTAAGTTTGACGGTTCTAAAATCGTGATCTTCTCTTTATCTGCCATTGTTCATTTCTCCTATGGTGTCTTATAGAATGGGCTTGGAAACCATTCACATCCCTCGCAAAAATACCACTTATTAGATATAATAAATGGTCCAACTGGTGAGGGCCCAGCATCTGAAAGATAAAACTGGTATCCGTTGTACTTACAAGAATCTGCAACAAACTCCTCCAATGTCCTATAGTCCAAAGAGTTGACATCAGCAGCAGATAAAGTGGGCACGCATATCTTGCAATCGTCTGGTATCGTCAGTACCTCGATGTTGACCACTCTCTCTTGTGCTAGCTTATATTTTGTAATTGCCACAGACGGCAGCGCAGCCTCTTCAAAGATGCCATCTCTCGCTCTTATGCATTTGGCCGCAATCTCCATTTTATGGTCTATTTGTCCAAAGAGTTGTCTCGGTTCGTTCAAAGAAACAATTTCATAGAACAATCTTCCATAAAGGATAAAGTCTCCTTCTTGAACTTGTAGATCTTGGTCTTCCGTTAGCCTTCTCTTGTGAAAGTTTATGGTGATGCTAGATCTTCTATCTATTCCATAGTTGGTCGTGTCGGTCTGTTGGCCTTCCCACGTCACCAAAGCATTGACCCTGACTGGAGAAAGGAAGCTTTTATGTATCGCCTCCCCATACAAAGAATGGAAGTTGGTGTGCTTCAAGCTAACTGGATAGTAGAGAATAGTTTGACCTATTACTCTTTCTATTAGCTCATCGTTAACCTGCTTGACAAGATTCCGTTCGGTCGCTCCCAGAAACATAGGAGGGGGAGGATTAGCGGGCTGTGTCCATGTAATATCATCTGCCATTGCTTACCCTCTATCCTACAAATATGTTTAGTGGAATCTTTGCCTGTAGATTCTGTGTTGATTCTGCCAAACTGGCATCGCTCTCGACCAGCTTGTCGTATGTCATCTCATCTAGTATTGTCTTAAGTTCATCTCTTAGGGCAGTCTGTTCCTCTTTCGCCTGCGCTAGCAGCGCATCGTGATTTAGGGTTACAGATTCGCCTGGAATCGGTATTGTTGTAAACTTACCTCTTATCAGCCCTAATGTTTCCTTCGCTAGAGCAAGAGCAAATCTCCTGATCCACTGCTTGCCTATTGCGTTTATATTGATATAGGGTATGTTAGAGAAAGGGGCGGTATTCATATTGTTGACGCCCTTGGTGCCTGTATCTACGCCATCAGCATCTAAAAGCGGATTCTCATCTACAGTAAACTCAAACCATATCTTTCTTACATCTGCTGAAGAGGGTTGTGGGTACAATCTCAACTTATTGTTTCTAATTTCATATGAATAATGCGACACTCTAGTATATAAAGAGTCCTCATATGCCATAGCTTGCAGCTTATTTTGCCATACAGGAATTACCTGAAAAGTGCTGTCGTCAGCATATTGCCCATACGTGGATAAGTTCCCAACAATGTTGATGCCCCCATAATATCCGTAAAATCTCCACATTGCGCGCGGTGACTTGAAGAATACTTTTCTTATTGTAAACTTTTTGGAAGGATCTAAGCTAGCGTAGGGTACGTTACCAGCGGCTATGCTGGAAGATAATATAGATTGTAGATCATAATCCTGCTGTTTATCAACAATATCCAAAGATGCTGAATAGAACGTTATGTTGCCTCCTATTGCCGCTTCTGAGGAAATGCCCTGTGCGATTCGGCGCGCATATGCAAAGTCAAACTTTGGATATCTCAATTCGGCGCCCGTACCACTAAGTTGTGTGTTTAGATCGCCAGACTGCATCTGGCCGGTGCTATCAAAAGTTCCAGTTGGGCTACCTAGTAAATCAGATAGGACATTTCTTGATTGGTGGAGGTTGACAATATAAGAATATTCTAATACTGCCTCTTCATAGGCAGCATAAATATTGTTTGCCGTAAGTTCAATATCTAATACATCGCCTCCAAGCTTTCTATATGTATAGGCAACTTGATCGACGGCGCCTGAAATGAAATCGGCGCCGGTATAAGCGCCGATTGGCAAAGAGTCGGTAACCTGCGCTTTAGTGCCCGTAGCGGGCAATATAATAGCACTTACTGTTGATACTGGAGATAGAGTAGGGACTGACACATTGTTTCCTCCTGGAAATTACACTTATAAATAGTTTGAGAACAAAAGAAAAGAGCCTCCGAAGAGGCTCTTTTCTTTTTAGTTGTCGAGACTAATCTTAGCCGAGAAGATCAGTTACAATGACTAAGCCATACATGTCCGGTCGCACCATCTTCTTGGCGTACCGAGTCATGACACCCTTTCGGGGCACGAAATCTTCAACGCCGAAGATTGTGGGAGTCGTCTGTAGTGGCACATACGGTGCATAAACATAGCCGCTTTCGAGGAAAGAGCTACCCTTACGTCCTACGAGAATAACATTTCTTCGGAAATAGGGGTCAACGAAGACATCCCATTTCTTAGAAATACTACCAACATTTACTGTGCCTGCTTGACCGCGGTCATCATCATGAGTCACGCGGGCCTTGAAACCTGCGGTGAATTCAAGAATGTTTGCCACCTCGGGACCACAAACTAGAAAGTTTGCTCCGCCTCGAAGCGTCTTACGATGAATCTGAGCAGATACGTCGTTAACCGTCTCCAAGAGGGTTTCATACCACTCAGAAACAGTACCCGTAAAGTCTCCGCCAAGAATCAGCTCATTAGCTTGGGTGCTAATAGGAGCCCCAGTTTCTCGGTTGAGGAACTTACCAGGCCGTCGTGACCAGAACTGCGTTCCAGCAGTTGCATCCTTCACGAGATCTTCAAGAATTTCTTGATCAATCTCTAGAGCAATTTGCTCCGAAAGAATGCTCGTCAGCTCCACTTCCGCATCTAGATTGTGATAAGCATTAAGGTCTTGACCGAGTTCTGGAGTCCACTTAGCTTTAAGTTTCTTCGTAACTGCGGTGACCGCAACACTATCAACCTTGATGTCGATCTCTGGAATGCTTGGATTGTTCTCCAATCCCCACACATCAGTACCTCGAATTGAGCCTAATCCACTACCAGCAGCGAAATCATCAATTTCGACATAAGTAATGGTCTGAGAGACCTTCGTGCCATCGTCAAGTTGGACATCAGTCTCCGAGCCAGAAGCAGCAACTACTAAAAGAAGAGTTGTTGCGCTTGGTCCGCCAGTTCCACTCAATTGAGTCAAGCGTCGTGCTTGACGACCCACACCAACAGTGCCGAGCGTGACAGTAACAAGGTCATCTCGATTTAGTTGTACTAGGCTAGAGATGGGTACAGTAAACACTGCTACAGCGGTTCCAGAAGCAATATCTGGATCATACTGAACAATCCTATCAAGCTCCGTATCCCCACCAACAGTTCCCGATATCAATGACGAGGGAGTTATTGTTTCTGAGCCAGTTGGTGAAGCATAACCGTTGTTTAGGTTGTAGAATGACGTTTCAATGTTAGCGCCCGTAAGCGAAACACCTCCAGTCAATTGATTGCCAACGACGCCTCCGCCATATATGGAATCGTCAGCTGCATCTCCTAGACGTGCTCTATCCTTTTGGAAGTCTAGGAAAAAGATGAGTCCACTAGGTAGGCTCATTGGTTGGACTGATACCAAATCATTGGCGATAAGTCCTGCGAACACACGTCGCACGATTGGGAATGCCACTGCGGCAAAACCCTCAACGTCTCCACCAGACATGGTGGAAGCCTCGCGAAGTAGTTCCTTTGCTTGATTCTCTAAGAGACAAGCCATTGTATTTTTCTTTTGGTCGCTATCCAATCCCTCTAAAAGTCCGGTCTTTTCCCATTTATTAATAATGGCATGACCCTCCTTACCGAGATCTCGGCTAACAATACCCTCAGTTAGTTTTTCTAAAACAGACATTTGTTTTTTCCTCCTTAAATGATTAAACTAAACTAAATTCCAGCAAGCTTCTTCATCCTATCAAGATGATGACTATTGCTAGATTGTTTTTCTTTTCGTCTTAACATTGTAGTGTTGCCTTTTATAACCGCTTCGCTCAATGATTTTGGACCATTTCTTGATTCAAGAGATGTCCCCACTGCGCTTTGAAGTGTCTCAAAGACAGACTTCGCTGCCTCGACAGAATCAGCTTCATTAATAGTCTCGACAATTTTATTTTTTTGTCGCTCATTCAAGGAGTCACTACCTAGAATTTGATTCGTATAAACTAATTTTGCATTAGAAAGGTTTACCTCTTCTAATACATGTGAAATCTTATGTAAGAGCTTCTTTAAATCTTTGTTTCGCTCTGTGAGGTTCTTTCGAGCCTCTTTTAGGTTCTTATTTTCTGAAATAAGTTTTGAATTTTCTTTATTGATCTTGTTGTGTTCCGACAGAACCTTCTTCGCGTGTAAAAGAGATTCATTTGTTGCAGCGGCAGAGGCTGCTTCTGCGTCTTCTTCTTTTGCTTCTTCTGCTTCTGCATCCTTTGGCATTCCCATATCGTCATCATCACCATCACCGTCCTCCACATTTTCGAAGAACCTTATGATTTCCTCGTCTTCTTCAATGCCAGTGCGCGCGTCGAGCGTTACTTCGGGCCCGTCATCAAGGCTACGGGGATCTTTATCATCTTTATCATCTTCGTCATCTTCTTCGAGTATAAGGTCGATAAGTGTATCGTCGCTCTCCTGAAGAGCTACAACGCCTTCCTCATCTTCCGGAGGGAGCATCTCGTCCGGAGTTGGCTCTGGCATCATATCTTCATCCTCAGAATCTAGGGCCTTCATCATATCTTGAAGATCGTCGAACTTAATCTCAATTGGCTCTTCTGCTTCGGGGCACGGGCAAAGTCTTTCGCCGTCAGTTGCGGCTAAAGGTGCTTGGTCGGCAATATCTGATGGTGGGCCTTCGGCTCCCATCGCAGGATCAGCCATAGGATCCATAGGCATCTCTTCCTCTGCTCCCATCATCTCATCCTCATCCTGCTCAAGCATATTATCAACTGCTTCTTTGATTTGTTGTGAGTATTTTTCCACGACAACAGATTCAGCGTTCTTAAGAGCAACTTCTCTTAGCGCGTTAGCGTCAATGATTGCTTGTTCTAGCATTTTATTAGACATATTCTTCTCCCTAGAAAATAAAAAGATCTTTCTCCCAATAAATAGTAACAAACTTCACTAAAATCTATGTTTATTACCTATTATCCATTATCACATCTAAATCTTGTCACATATTCGTTTATGGTTCGCTGCTGCCAGAAACAAAAGCAACAACAGAAGAGTGAACATACTCTTCCGTAATGGTATGAGTGGTGTTAGCGTCGATATGTTCAATCATGCCGGTAGAATCATCAATGTCGAACGAATCCCCGCACGAACAAAGAAATAACATTTTAGTAGCCATATTATGGAGCCCTCACAAATTCAAGTGTAATCCACATTCTATTGCCAACACCTTGGGCGCTGCCGTTTGTGCCAGTAGATTGGCAACGAAGACGAACAACATCAGAAGCGGCGAATTGAACCAGGAATGTGGCAGATAAGCTAGCAGTGTCGTCGGTATTGTTACGAGTATAGGCACTGGCACGGGATGGCACTATTTCTACGGTATTTTGCTCGACCCAGCCGTCACAAGTCCGTCTGGCGTTCGCTGTGGTGTCGAAATAGATACTATAACTTATCCGATA